CCGCAGCTCCGACATACCGAAGGATCGGTGGACGCCGAAGATCACATGATCGATCTTGGCATAGCGGTACGGCAGGTTTGTCTTTTTGAAGGTCAGGACGAGCTTGTTATAGCTCTCCACCCGCTTCTGGCAGAAATACTCCACAGCGTCAGGCGTGAAGTCCTGATCCGCCTTCAGGGTGCCACCCTGATACCACTTGATGTTGACCGCAGAGCAGTATCCTCCGGTCGCGGAATCGAAGCGAAAAGAAATGCCGACAGAGGAATACTGCTTGCTGAAGGTAATGGTGATCTGCGGCTCAGAGCCGGCGGCGAAACTGCCGTCAGCGCCGCTCATGGCCTCCGACCAGAACGCCGGGGAGATCTCCGACGCCAGGACAAAGGCCCCATCCATCCCCCACTGGTTCAGTTCCCCCGTGGCGGCCGGCTCCTCCACGGTGCCGCTGGGCAGTTGAGCAAGCGCGGATCTGTCCTGCGCTGTCGGCGCGGTCACCGTGGCGTCCAGAGCGGCACCGGGCGCGATATCCTTATACAGCAGCGTGGTCTTGCTCATTTGGGAACCACCTGCGCTTCCATCGGAATGAAATTGATCTCAATTTCTCCCCAGTAATTGACCCCGTTGGAGACAGATTCGATGTCCTGTGTGCCGGAAGTGTAATACGCCTCGTAGGAGATGGTGGTCTGGCCGTCCGCAGCTTCCAGCATAACGCTGTCATCTACGGAGTGCTCAACCAGATAAGCCCAAAACTCGTCCAATCCGGCATAGTTACCGCCCCGCCGGAAGACTTTGATCTTGTGGCCGACGTAGGTACCGATAATATCCCGGATCATGCGGCCGGTCATAACGCGGCCGGCATTATCACCGTCCAGTACGTTGAAATTCCGGCTATAAGCAGAAATCGCGACGTCTGCGTCAAACTCCCTGCCGTTCAGTTTGATATAGCTCATATCAGTAATCCTCCAGACTGACACCGACACGGTTCGACTCGGACTTGTTCAGCCGATATACGACCTTGCCCAGAATGTCCTCGTCAATGACAAGGTAAGCCGTACTCTGGCCGCTGTACCCGCCTTCAGAGAGTGCCTGCCGGAAGGCCTGAACCATGGTGTCCAGAGGCGTTTCAATGTTCGTGCCCTGCTTCTGATCACCCAGCACC